ACAGGAACACCGTATATGCTTTATAAAGATGCGTGTAATGAAAAATCAAACCATAAACATATAGGTACGATTAAATCATCGAATCTGTGTACGGAAATATTAGAGTATACAGATAAGGACGAAACGGCTGTGTGTAACCTCGCGTCAATTGCGTTACCAAAATACGTCGACGCCGAGAAGAATGAGTTTAACCATGAGGAATTACACCGCGTCACGAAAATGGTTACACGAAACCTCAATAAAGTTATCGATAAAAACTTTTACCCGACCGAAAACGGTATGCGTTCAAATATGCGTCACCGACCAATAGGTATTGGTGTTCAAGGTCTCGCGGACGTGTTCATATTACTTAGAATGACGTTTGGTTCGGAAGAATCGAGGAAACTAAACCGTGATATTTTCGAAACTATATACCACGCATCACTCGAATCGTCGTGTGAACTCGCAGATATGTATGGAACGTATGAAACGTTTAAAGGGTCACCGTTCAGTAAAGGTATTCTCCAATTCGATATGTGGGATCGCGATCCACAGTTTAGTGGTCGATACGATTGGGATGCGATGCGTAAACTCGTTAAAAAGGGTACGAGAAATAGTCTCTTACTCGCACCCATGCCTACAGCATCGACGTCACAAATTTTAGGGAACAACGAGTGTTTCGAACCGTATACGACAAACATTTATTTGAGACGAACCCTCGCGGGTGAATTTGTCGTCGTAAACAAACACTTGGTCGAAGATTTGAAAAAAATCGGACTCTGGTCGAAAGAAATGAAAGATCTCATGGTTAAGGCAAACGGGTCCGTTCAAAACATTATAGATATTCCCAACGATCTCAAGGAACTGTATAAAACAGTGTGGGAAATGAGTCAAAAAACGATCATCGACATGGCTGCCGATAGAGGTGTATATATAGACCAAAGTCAAAGTATGAACTTATTCGTCGAGAGTCCGACGGTTTCAAAACTTTCGTCTATGCACATGTACGCGTGGAAAACAGGTTTAAAAACGGGTATGTATTACCTTAGAAGTAAGGCAAAGGCGCGCCCGATCCAGTTTAGTTTAGAAGCAGAGTGTGCTATGTGTTCCGCATAAATATTTTTTTATTCATCCTGTACCTCATCATCATATACGAAACGTGTATCTCTATGATTTTGAGACGTAACCAGTTCATTACTTTACTGTACAAAAAATATCAGAGTATATAAATGTCAAAACGTTCGAGAAATAATAATAGTAACAGTAACACTTTATCAACCGCAACTTCTAAAAGAACGAAAATTTTTGGAAATAGTTTTTTCAAACTAATAAATGAACAATTTAATGTAAACAATATGATGAAACAATTGGGATATAACAAACCAAAACCTAAAAGGACCAGAAAACAAAGTACTCCAAAAAAATCACCCAATAAGTAATCTCAGTATATAGAAATGGGTATTAGTAATTTTATAAATTTGAACAATCTTGGTGTAATAAACACGTTATCAAGATATCAGAAAAAACTAGCAGATTTATCTGTTCAACAAATTAGAATACAAAGTGATATCAGTAAATTGATCAAAATACACAAAGAACTTACCAATATGTGGCTGTCCATAAAAGTTAATAAAACTAATTTTGATAAACTTACGAGTCAACAAAGAACTAAAAGATATAATAACGCGACTAAAATGATAGACGATTTAAAAAAACAACGTAATAAAGTTAAAAAATCAATTGATAATCGTATTAAAAAATTAGAGAAAATGAAAAATAAAATAGAAAAGGTAAGAAATGATATTCGTTATTATAGTACTTAAAGTTTATAGTACATATACATTTATAGAATAATGGCAAAGTTTATAAACGCTAAAGATACTCTGAAATTTGCCAACTATGACGGTCGAAAAATTTCGTTATGTACGAAGGATGATACATCTATGAAAATCATTTTTCCGCGCATGTATATGCCGTTCGGTATTTCGGGATTCACACCCGAAGTTGGTCCGACAAAGTATAACATAGACTTCGCTATGAAAGGGTGGGACGAAGACGGTAATTTCGTAAAGAAGTTTTATGAATGTATGCGTGAAGTTGAAAATAAAGTTATTCAAACCGTTTCAGACCAGAGTGAAGATATTTTCGGTAAACCAATGAGTATCGAAGAACTCAGACCCATGTTCTTTTCGAATATTAAAGAATCACCCGATCGCGAACCAAAGTTTAGAGTTAAAGTTGATTCTACTATCGACAATAAGGTAAAACCACACGTGTATAACGAAGAAAAGAAGCCTTTATACGACGAAATTAGAAATGGTCTCTATTCTAGAAATTCAGGAACAGCGATCGTCGAAATGAATAGTGTATATTTTTTGAATAAAAAGTTTGGTGTTTCTTGGAAACTTAACTCGCTCGTAGTGTATGAGCCACAGAGACTTAAGGGGTTCCAATTTGTTTTATAATTTATCGTTTAGTATCAACATCTGATAAATCGCCTGTGCCTCTCTGAGGAGTTTGCCTTTTATCATGGTGTACGATTTTGGATTTAATCCTAATTTAATTTTAGCTATTCTAACAGATTCGTCCCATTTAGCGAGTGTCATTATTACTTACTCTATTACAACATTTTCTTAATTTTCTTTTCGTACGCCTTGGTACCCTCTTTTGGTTGAAGACCAAACCCCTTCTTTTTTGGTTTGAATACCTTAACGAGTGCTTTTTTTCCCTCTCGTTTCATTCTCTTCAACGCAGCTTTACGCGCGGCAATACTTATAATACTTCCGTACTTATCCTGTACAAGATCGGATTGTGTAAGACCACCTGTGGTTTTGAGTGCAGTTCCGTGAAACACTTGAGCTCTTGTACCAAATGTTTCCATTTATATTACACTGATATTTTTTTCATCTTCGAATTCTGATAAATTTGAACATGAAATTAATTAAATGATTTATATTTTAATTAGAAATGATTTTACTTATGAGAGTCGCAATTTCAGCTAAAATAATGGTATGATGGGACATGACAAGGGCCTTCGCGCGCTGAGTTTTTGGTGAAAAATCACCGTAACCAACCGTACTCATCGTCATGAGTGAAAAATAATACGGGTCGAGAGGATCTTCGGTAAACCCAAAGTCTTCTTTCATTTGTGAATAAAGATACCCGTATACTAAAGTTATTGTAAGTGTAATCGTTACTGTACTAAACAACACAGTCTTGTTCATTTATCATGACTCATCATAATAATCGTCGTCCGAATCTGTAACTATAGTACATTCTGGCCTGATAAGTTCTTTCCTTTTTCGTGTTTTTTTAGGTGGTGGATCATCTATACCATGTTCTCTATGGTACACGACCTTGTCCCAAAAATCACGCATTATAGGCATGTACTTAGCAAACCAGTCTCTATCACGTTTTACGTTCGTCACTATAAATTCACTTGGTTTTGGCCAAGTCAATGCTTCTGGTTTATACTGAATAAAATCAGCCTCTTCTAAGTCTAGAATGTCCATACACAATTGTAATTGTGGCATGTAATGTTCGGGTACACTATCATCTATTGCTCTCATCATGGGACACTTAATTTCAACTAACTTACCTGATTCACTCACCCCATCTGGACTACCACCCAAAAAAGAGTATTTGGGATGCGGACACAGTCCTAATTCATGAACAACTTCGTTATGACGTTCTTCATAAAGTATACGTGCCTCGTCTTCGTATTTTTCACCGTGTCTCGTTGCTTCGTTACCTGTAAAAACCGGACCCTTACCACACTTACGTAAGAGGAGTTGGTGCGGTGTTTCATATTTGTTAACACCTATAGCCGATGCAGCATCACTCGCTGTAAGCATTCCCATTCTAAGATCCAACCATTCTTGTGATTTTTGTGGCGCGTACTCAAATTCTAACCATTTTTTAACATTCGGATGCATACTCAATTAATTACTATTATAATTTTTAAGCCTTTTCCTCTTCACGTGCGATACGTAATCTTTCACGCAAAACACGTACAGTACCCGCACACGCAATGTTCCTACGTACACATTCATCAATAAGATCCTGTTTTTTCATGTGCGATAACTTCATTACTTTACGTTCAAACTTCGATTTTATAGTGTGTCCACTTCGAGATGACGATTCATTTTCAACAATCACAGTCTCTTCATCCGAAGAAGACCCTGCTTCAGAATCGTCATCTTTTATTTTATCACGCGTAGGTGAAGTCTGTGGTGTATCGTCGAAACGATCTATAAGAAAAAGTAATTTTATACCAACAAATATACCTACTAAACCACCTGCAATACACAAATATGATTTTAACATTTTATAAGTAATATTAACCTTTATTTTTTAAGTATAATTAAAGTTGTGAAGAAGGTGGTGGAGGAGTTGGAGGAGGAGGTGGTAAATTTTCCAATTGTCGTTGTCTAACTGGCGCGGGACCCGGGGGTGGTGGTGGTGGATAAAAAAAACGTTTAGCCGCTTGTTGTTCGGCTTGTTTTTTATTTTTAGCATTACCTCTCCCGAAAAATATATTGTTTACATACACGTCGATATAAAAAATGCCATTTTCATGTAATACAACTCGATATTCAGGTAATGATAAGTTATTCGTTTGACAGTATCTCATTAAATGATCCTTGAAATTATCATCTATCATTATACAATTCATGTTTACATATTCAGGGTTTGTGTATATGTTCAAAATGAACTGTTTCGCATGAAGTAAACCAAGATCCATATATATAGCACCGACAAGTGATTCAAAAACGTCTTCGAGTATTTTAGGGTTTTTATTCCATTCGTTACGCATTCCTTTCTCATCCATCTGGACCCAATTATACAATCCAAGTTTTGTTGCAATGTTTGCTAGAGTTTCACCTCGTACTAATTTCGTACGAGCTTTTGTCAAAAACCCTTCTTGTTTATTTTCATATCTATCGAATAAATATTTAGTTATAACGAAACCCAATACAGAATCACCTATAAACTCTAACGTTTCGAACGATCCGTCTAGCTTTTCATTCTCTTTTAACGCGGATTTGTGTGTAAATGCTTTTTGGTACAAATCTATCTTGGATATTTTTGTACCAACAAGGTTTTCAACAGTTAACCTGTCTATAATCATGTTTTATTAGTATATGTTTATATTTTTTAAGTTAGTTTTTAATGACTTAAGTTATTGTTTGTCAGTTTCTACGCGAGTATAATGTGGACTCAAATATTTTTGTAAATTCAAAAAGGTAATTTGGACATCATCCGGTGGTTGAAGAAGATCCTTCAATTTATCATCGAGCATGAGAAGACGACCGTTATCCGGGTGTTTCAAACTATTTTCAGTCACGTACTTGTTAATAGAACGAGTTACGGTACTTCGCGAAACAAGTTCACCTTCTGGAAGATCCAAAAATCTACGAAGTTTTTCGGAGATAGCTTGTTTACGGTTGAAACCATTATTCTTGGCGCGAGACGCGGCCTTTTCACCCGTCGGGTCATCTTGTTTTGTTTTAATCTTTCTAACAATTTTAGAGAGAGACTTGATATCAGAGCGGAGCGCGGCAATTTCTTCGAGAACGGTTTCGATGGACATTTTATATCTTATATATCACGTCTATCTTTAAGTACGTTTCCTATATACAAGTATAGTACTATAAATCACCAATATCACGGCAAATATTAACGAAGTTCTAAAGAAACCTTTCATATCTACATCAACTGGGTAATTAAATTTTCCATACGAAAACGGTTGTCTAGGTTCTACACCAATACACTGTCCAGGGCACCCCCCGTCGCAACACCCCGATTTACATGGTATTACGTACCCATTTTTACGAATACCACACTTTTGTTGAGCGAGTGGGTTAGACGTTTCAACATCAGCATAACATCTACACTCACCAAAAATTTCATCGCATTTATTATTTTCGTGCTGACAATCCATATTATTATATACATAATATAATAATGGTAACTAAGAAACCAGTTGTGAAGAAAAAACCAGTTGTGAAGAAGAAACCTTTGAAAGCTGGTGATAAATTACCATTAAAAATTGTTAAGAAGTTACCTATTTCTTATCTTCATATGTTTACCTCTTTTTCACCGTCTACACTAGAGAATTGGGTAAAAAATAAAGTATGTTTTGGTGATAAAACACTTTATAAATACATTTCTGAAGACTCGAGAGAAAACATTAAAAAGTTTAGAACTCGTGTACGAAGACTTTACCCAAACAAAACGTTTGATGAAGCTGCTAACGTACTCGTCACTGAAGCTATACGACCATTATTACACGATATTGTAGATGACCTTTCGAAATTTCTTAAACCAATGGGTGATTTACTCATTAGTGGTGGTGAAGCTGTAAACTTTTATCTAGATCAAAATGATAAAATGATAACATCCGATATCGATACTAAATTTGTACCTAAAATGAAACCAGATGATAAGTATTTCGGAAAATTACAAGCTGTTAAACTTTTATTATGGGATAAACTCGGGGAAATAGCACAACGCGATAATTATAAAATAATAGATACAGTTCTTACGCAAACTGCTGCTGAATTCACCGGTAAAGGAAATTATAAAATTTTAAATCACGAAAAGGAATCTGCATTTAGACAAAATTGGGCACACACAATTGCAAAGTATATTGGCTTAACGTATGCTACTGATAAAGGATCTAAGGGATACCACGTTACACGAAGGTACACATTAATGCCAAAACGTAAAAACATAAAAGGGGCTTCTAATACACTTATCGACGTTGAAGTGTTTGCGTTAGATATGAAGTTTCGTTTATTCGATGTAAAAAAAGGTAAACTCGATGACACGAATTTCGGTGGTATTCTCGATATCGCACTCATGCGTCCAAAACAAATCGGGTATAACGTCGCACAAATAAACCTTACTAAAAAAAGTATAGCATTTAATTACCCAAATAGTACTAAAAATACCACCTACATAAAAACGTTTAAATATACACGAATACCTACGATACGATATCTCATAGAAGATATATACTTAATGCAAAAATTAGGTCTCAGATCAGACCCAGCTAAAAAAGAAAAGAATCGCAAACGCATGGTTTTACTCGCAAGAAAATTAACGAAAAAGAAAGTTTTAACTACGGATTCTATGGATACTATAGCAAAGAAGGTCGGTATTAAAATTGGTAAACCTGCGCACACGTTCCGAACGTATACAAAGGTCGGACCACAAATAATTAAAAAGGCAACACAAGTCAAACCAAAAAGATACCAAAAATCAACAACGATACCATCCAAATCAAAACTTAGTAAAGACCTATTTTACGGTTTAAAAGCAAACAATAATAACATGAAAACACCACCAAAGTATTTACGAACCCAATCCAATCAGATCTTTAATTTAGAAAAAATGAAATGGAGACCAATTCCAAACCAAAACTATGTACGTAATGAAATGAATTTCAGACCAGACAAACCCAAACCTTTACCATCAAAAATAAATAACGTAAGAATGGAAGAAACGTTATATGGATTTAAACCTACAAGAGACCAATGGGTACCTAAACCATTGCTTGAAAAATCGGCTATGATCCCCTTTATTGGTTTAAAGAAATGAAACCAAATGTAATATATAAATGATTTACAATACCCCAACCCGAGGTGATGATGGCATGTACCATGTTAAGGCAATTACAGACGAAAAGAAAAGATGTTTCGTTCAACTTTCAAATGTTAAAGTAACCGAAGTGGATAACGATTCAGGTGAAGTATCTTTTGAAGTAACAGACGAAGATAACCAGGCGAAACTAAATATCATTCATGTTTCTAACCTACAGTCCGCTGTTGAAAATGCGAAGGAATGGTTTGGTAAAGAACTCTCTGATAAAACCATTAATAACGCTTACGCCAGGGAAGGTGATATCTCAGCAGATAAAATCGACGCAACGCGGATTTTCGACTCGGAAAAACAGGTTGTTGATTTTGAAAAATTGGAAGTAGGAATGACGTGTTCTATTTTTGTAGAATTCTCAGGACTCTGGTTTGCTAAAAAAGCGTTCGGTCCGTCATGGAATCTCGTTCAGGTTAAAATCCACGGGGATGAAAAACAACCCGAAGAAACCGAACCTGAAATCGAAGCATACCCAGACCAATACATGTTTGAAGACGAAGTCTCCGAATAAAAAAAATTTATTTAGTATATATAAAGATGAAGTTTAATAAGATTTCGCCAAAGACAATTTTGCTCGCCGTCGCCATAGCCGCTGTGATTTTCATGATCTACACGCAACCAAGATCGACATATTCTACAGAACAAGGTTTCCCAATCGGAGCCACTACAGAAAAAAAGAGCGCGGAAGGTGCACCAACCAAGTGTGAAATGAAGGCCGGCACCGGTTTGGCGTCTTCCCTTCTCCCAAAGGAAGTTGCGTCGCAAGAAGATTTCGGTGAGTTTGCACCAGAAGATGTTCTCGCGGGACAAAACTTTCTCGAACCACGTGCCCAAATCGGTTTCCCAGAAACCGTCGGTGGTGCTCTTAGAAATGCGAACCAACAAGTTCGTGCCGATCCACCAAACTCTAAAGAACCATTCGTGTGGAATAACTCTACTATAGCCCCAGATACTATGCGTCGCCCATTGTGCTAATTACATTTAAAGAATATACGCGTATAGATTATATTACAATACAATAATGTCTGAAAATCCATCAGAAGAACTTTCAAACAGCGTCTCTAAATTGGTTGAACTAAACAAGCAAATTACAGAAGCCAGAGATGATATTAAAATTTTAGTACAGGCCGAAAAATCATTAAAAATGCAGGTTAAAAAACTCATGACAGATAACGGTTTGGACGTTATTAACCTAAAAAAGGGTAAAATTTCGGTTAAGAAAAGTTCCAGGAAACAGGGATTAAATAAAACCTCAGTCAAGGAAGGTCTTACAACATATTTTAACGGAAACGAAAACCAGGCGGAAAGTTGCTTAAAGGTTATACTGGAAAACTTACCAACAAAGGAATCAACCGCACTTTCTCTCACGGGTCTAAAGGATAAAAAACAAGAATAAATATAAAATGGTTTGGAATCAATACGTATACGAAGCTATGAATGGCAATGAAGCCTATAATAGCGATAACGAGGAGTTCATTGAACAAAATGAACCTTTACATATAAACGACTGGGAATTAGAACACCAGGACCACCTTCGTTATATGTGGGGGATACTAAAACAGTACCTAGACGATGCGGCAATGTCTCATCTTATTTTAAAATTTGCAAATTACGACGAATTTGTCGAATTTTGCTTTTATAATTCCGAATACGGATCTTAGATTATTATGTAATTAATATGTATACAAACATGATACCAGATATAACGTCACAAAAAGTTACACTACCAGCTTCTCTTTTTTTAGCACTCAGTCCAGGTATTCTTCTCAGAACAAATGGTTCAAAAATAGCGTTCAGAGATGGTCTTACCGGTCAAACTGCAGTTCTCTTTCACGCACTTGTATTCTTCCTTGCGTTCTCTCTCATTTCCAAGGCAATGGGTCTCGTTCTCACAAAAACAGACCTTATTGTCACAACAACGCTCTTTATTCTACTCAGTCCAGGCATTCTCTTGAGTATTCCACCAGGATCCAAGGGTCTCTTCATGTCCGGCCAAACAAGTTTGTCTTCAGCCGTGGTACACACTCTCGTGTTCGCACTCGTGTTCGCTCTTTTGAGAAAGCAATTTCCTCAATACTATTAAGTACATGTGAAAATATGGAATATCTTGTTATTGGACCAGGTGCAATGGGTGGGTTTTCAATGTTAGGGTACCTCAAAACAATAGAAGATTCACTCAGTAACGTTAAAGAATATTCAGGTGCATCAGCGGGTGCCATAATTTCTGTCTTCTTAGCGTTAGGGTTTAGTATAGATGATATGTTATACAAATTAGCCGAGTTAGAAGGAAATAAATTAGTTAAACTTAATATAAAATGTTTTATGAATAAATACGGTCTAGTTGATTTAAAACCTATACGCGAAAAATTCGTAGACCTTTTTGAATCAGATCCAACATTTTCACAACTAGAAAAGAAATTATATATTTCAGCTTTTTGTGTAAACACATCAAAAACGGTATATTTCTCAAAAGACACTCACCCAGATATGAAGGTTATAGACGCACTTTGTATGAGTATAGCTATACCTTTCATATTCTCTTCGTATAGATACGAGGGTATGGTATATGTAGATGGAGGTACATTAGAAACTTTACCTTCGGCTCCATTTATAGAAAAAAGAGGAGAAAAGGTATTATGTATACGAATGAAAATGGAATCGCAATTCATAGAGGATATAAAAAGTCCTAAACAATTCGCAGAAGCATTAGTATCTTCAACTCTAAATAACAGGCAACAGAATGTTTTGAAAAATTCAAAAGTTATTGATATAGACATAGGACAGGCTGATTTATTTAATTTCAACATGTCATACGAAGAAAAAATGAGTCTTTATTTGAAAGGTATGGAAAATTAATATTGTTATAAACTTTTTTTGTTGGTTTATAACAATATGGACGCGTGCGATCCAGGAATAGATTATAAAAATCTCAAATCTTTGATCAAACAGAATACAGGTCATGATTTAAAACTATCGAGAAAACAAATATGTGAAGTGTATTCCACAACACAGGACGGTAAATTACCTTTACCACCTCTTATTTTAAGCTCGGATAGAACATTTTTGTTAGATAGAAAATCACCATTGACTCGCATGGATTTCGATAAACTATTCAATTCTACTACAAAAGTTTCATCTATACGTCGAATTGCTAAAAAGGTAGGTGTAGCTCGTCACGCAGACACTAAATTGACAAAAACGCAGTTAATTGGTATAATAGGAAGGCGTTTACATTCCATGAATATATTAGAACCAGTTAAACTTAAATCCTTACAGGCTAAAAAGGTTACAAAAATTAACTCTAACAACGTACCATTTGGTAATAACGTTAACAGAAATCTTAAAAATGGTAATAATAATAATCAAAAAACCGGTATAGAAAGACCTACACTTCCGGGTAATAATAATAATCAAAAAACCGGTATAGAAAGACCTACACTTCCGGGTAATAATAATAAACAAAAAACCGGTATAGAAAGACCTACACGTTCGAGTAAAGAAAATAATAAT